GCATTCTTCAGTGTCGTCAATGACGACCCCACCACCTTCGTAGGTTGAATCTTCTTCCCTACTTCCACAATCACAGTTGGTGCATTCACCTTCTGCACTTGTGCAGTGACACATTTTATTACATTTTTTACACCATCGTTCAGTCATTTTTTTTATCCTCTAGGTCGGTGTAATGATAATCATAACTACCTTCCTCGTGTTCATCGGTAATCCATTTTGAAGTATTTTCAACAGACCAAGTCTTTGTATTGACTAATCTGTGAATTAACTCTTCTGATGGATCGGCAGCCAACGACGGGTCAAACGCTCTTAACCTATTGTTAGGCTGTATTGCATAATTACCATCATCTAATTCTATTACATGACCGCACTTATGTTGATCGGGTTTTTCGGCATAGCCAAAATTTAATTCGTTAGAATCACCCGCACACCAATCAATGGTGAATAAGTATGTTCCTTCCCTTTTAACTTTGCGTCTGGAAATATATGACATTTTAGATCCAGCTAGCTGATAAAAAGTCGTAACACTAAAGTTATAACTGAAAGAATCCCACATTACCAGTTCATTTAAAGGTAATTCTTTTACCCCTGGCTTAGTACAAAAAGCGGATATTGGAGCTCTCCACCACAGTCCTCCATCAGTCATTAAATAATGAAATAAAGGGGCCTGCTTAGGTAAGGAGGCTACTCCAAATACCACACATTCAAAATATTTATCGTGGGAATCCTTTTGATCGCGTAGATAGTTACCTCTAACGTAACATTCTATGATGGGTATGTTAGCATTGAGATAGGCCATTGATCATAAACTTTCTAGTTTGCTAGAAAATAGATGGCAACTATTACTACTACTGCAGCTATAGATATCTTCGGATGCGCTACTGCTAATCCCCATATTCTTTTAGCTTCGTTTTTTATGTTTTCCATAGTTTCTCCTCATTAATCGTATATATCACCCCAGTTAGCACCAAACTCATAGTCTACTTTGTTGGGAACTTCAAGTGTAACAGCATTCTCCATAATCTCAATAATTTTTTTGGCTTCTTCATCGCCTGTTATAGACACAGCTAGTTCATCATGTATTTGAATATGTGGTATAACCCCTTCTTTATAGAGCTCTAACATGGATTTTTTAGTCATGTCAGCTGCACTTCCCTGAATAAGTTTATTTAATGCTTTATAAGTGTAAGCACGTTTAATCCCTGGTCCATGTTCAGCGAGTGCATCTTCATGACTCATAGCTTTATGCATCCCAAAACTATTTGGTTCCCATAGATGGAACCTACAAAGTCGACCCAGTAAAGTTCTGATTTGTCCCCGGTCCTGTGCTCTGTTGGAAGCTTTTTCCATGAGTTGTTTAACGAATGGTACGCGACCATGATAAGTACTAAAAAGATCTGCTGCTTTTTCTTTAGTGACTCCTAATTCTGCTTGTAGTTTTCCTTTACCCATTCCGTAAAATAATCCTAGATTAATTACTTTGGCTTGGGATCTTGGAATCTCTGCCATATCCGCAACGGTTTGATGAAAATCTGAAGTACTATCTTCTTTGTAAGAATCTACAACTTCATAGACAGAAGGAAGTTTATAGAGCGATGCATAATGCACAACGAGTCTTGGTTCCTGCTGATTGTAATCAAAACATCCCCACTTATGTCCTTCTTCAGGTATAAAGAGACTTCTAATCTTGGGTCCTAAATCTTTGTTTCTTGCAGGGATCTGCTGGAGGTTAGGATTTTGATATGAAAATCTTCCAGTGACCGTGCCTCCCCCTGCATTTCTAAGTTGGTTTATCTCTGCATGTATTCTACCTTTATGTTCAAATCTTAAAATAGAATCTATAAAGGTTGTATGGGCTTTGTTAATCTCTCTTGCTTTGGCAATCATATTGACAACAGGATGTTTGTGTTCCTGTAAAAAATTTTTAGTAAAGGACGGAGCTTGAGTTTTTTCTGTCCGTGGGTATTCTATTTTTAGCATATCAAATACATTAGCTACAGATCTTGCTGCCCATATCTGGGTGTCTATATTTGTTTCTCCTTTTATTTGGTGTAATAATTTTTGTTCTGCTTCCTTGAATTCTTTTTTCATCAGTTGAGCTTTTTCAATATCAACGCGCACACCTTTAAATCTCATATCAACAAGACAAGGAAAGAGTTCTGTTTCTAAATCAAAGATGTCCTCCAGGTCCTGATTAATAATTTCTTTTTTAAGTTCTTGCCAAAGACCGAAGGTTACTTCTGCATCTCTTTCTGCATAAGATCCAACATGCATGGCTGGAAGTTTATACATTTCAGCTTTAGGATTAATTCCCCACTCTTCTGCAGCTTCGGCCAGTGCTCTTTCATTTTTACCATAGCCTAGATAGTGCCAAGATAAACTATTGAGATCGTATCTAAATCTATTTTCATCTGTCACGGCTGCAGCAATCATTGTACATACAATGTCACCATTGATTTTAAATCCCATCTTTTTAAGCCAGCAGACGTCGTAAATAGCATTGTGAAAAATTTTTGTGGAAGTGGATTCTAAAATATCTTTGAGCCAATAAAGAACTTTAACCTTATCCATATTACCCCCACCTTCGTGGGCAATAGGAAAATATCCTTTGTAATGTTTGGTAGCCACAGCGATACCAATTACTTCGCCGTTCCCAATAATAGACCGGGATCCTTTTTTTATAAGGTCGGGATCTCTAGTTTCTAGATCAATCGCAATTTCATCTACCTCTCGTAGATCTGGAAATTCTGTGGGTTTTACCCATTCGGTTTGTGCTTCGAACTTCGGTATTTTCATATTAAATAATAACAAATCAAACAGATTATAGTTATGAGCAACATATAGTGAGGTATGCTATATGGTTCCTTCACGAATAATCCCTTTCAATAATCATGTCTATAAAATGTTTTGCTTTCAATAAGTCTTCCTTTCCATTCTTCAATCGATGTCGAATGATATATTTTATAACGCATCCTTCTGGATAAAGCAACTTATTATCCACCACAAATTTACTTGGTTGAATTTTAAATTTTTTATAATGCTCTCCCCCGATTTGTTTATCCCAAACTTTCGATGTCATATCCTTTTGCCTCCTTTTTTGCCGCCATAATATATAAATTTTGTTTAGTACGTGTGACGCCCACATACCAGACTCGGTTTTCTTCATCTGCTTTCTCAAAGCTTTTGTCTGTAGCTTCTCTAATTGTTTTAGTATTGTCTAAAATGAGTAAAACATTTGTCGCTTCTCCACCTTTTGCGGAATGAATGGTGGATAATTTTACTCTTGCATCCTTAGATAGTTCTTCCCCATGGCGCAACATTTCTCGAATATATAAACATTCTTCTGGATCTATTGTGAAAACATCAAACCATCTGTCAGTATTACTGAATCCAAATTCTTTTAAGTCATAGAGTCTTTCTTCCTTTCCCTTAAACTCACTATAGGGCACGCACTCAAATATATCTTTTATTTCTGTTAATGACAACTTTTCTTTATGATCAGCCCATCTTGTGTAGTTTATAATGCTTCTAAATAGAGAAGCTCTATAACTTTTGTGATCCTTGAATTGAAAATAAATTCCCATGTCTTTTAGGAGAGGTTTAATTTTATGAAGTCTATCGTTTGTTCGTGCGAGAATTAACCAGTCTCCTTTGTATAGAGGTGCATCTTCAATTGAAGTTATATAATCTATAACTCCTTCCTCTTCTCTGGCTCTCCAATTCTTTTTAATTCTTCTTTCATCCGGAATTCTATCTAAAATCTTATTGGCTATGCTTTGAATCTGTCTGGGAACTCTGTAGGATTGTGGCAAAATAATGTCTTTTTTAGCGGGCTCTTCTTGAAATTTTTTAACATCTGCGCCAGCCCATCCATAAATAGCTTGATCATCATCGCCAGCTAGTATAACATATTTGGAATTTTCCCTTATAATATCTACCATTTTCCACTGTACGGGCGATAAATCTTGGGCCTCGTCAATAAATACGATGTCATATTTTGGACACAATTCTGCCACATTGAATTTTTCAATCATGTCAGTAAAATCCTTCAGTTTGTATGAGTCTTTGTAATTTTCGACCTCGTCTTTTAAAATTTGTAGAAGTTGCTTGTCCAAAGTAGGGGAATACATATCCGTGTTGTATTCTTCTTTAAGTGAGACTCCTTTAATCCGAGCTGCATTTATTAGATTAAAGTATTCACTGTTGGAATCTATGAACCCTGTAGTTTCCTGTCCATCAGAATAAACGGTAACCTCTATGCCCAGACTTCTTCCTATATCTTCGTAGTGTTCATCCTGCATGACTTCACTTTTTTTCAGGCCCAGTCTCCAAAAAGCTAAAGAGTGTAGAGTTCTAAAATGTTTTAAATTTTTACGCTGAAGTTTAGGATATGCATCTAACATCCTATTGATAGCTTCATTGGCTGCTTTTTTAGTAAAAGCAAAGTATCCTATTTTATCTAGAGGAGTTCCTAGTTTATAAAAAGTTTTTGCATAGTTAATAAGTCTGGTTGTTTTCCCTGTTCCCGGAGGCCCATATATTTTTCTACTAATCATAATTCTAAATTTAAATATATCCAAAGTGCGGTGAATAAAACCACGGTTATTAAATCCATTTTAGCTAACATGTATCTGTCCCCCTGCAGTTTTTTTCTCTTCAGCTGTATATTTTTGTAAGTACCTTAGTAATATAATCAACGAACTGGTTTCCTTCATCTGTATCATTGAATGACTTAGGTTGTGGTTATCTTCAATCAGTTCTCTTCCCAAAGGATGCCTAGTAATTATTCTTAGACCTATATTCATACGGTTCTTTTTCCATCTATTGTGAGGATTCCATTCTGTATTTTTAATGACCTCTTTGTGAATAATATACTCTTTATCTTTATACATTTTTTTATGTAAAAGAATATTGACTGCTCTACTAATTTTTTCCTTTTTATTTGTAAATCCTAACCATGCTTCTCTAATTGGAAACCCAAAGGAAGCTCTTCTGCATGTCATGTCCATTAATAATTCGTCGATAGCTTGATCAGCAAAAACAAATATTACGTTCAGATTTGACTCTATCAGCTTAATTAATTTGTCTGCTTTAGGCATACTTGTATATAATATTTCAATAACTGTTTCCGGTTTACCGTTTTCATCCATCAAGGTAATATCTGGAATAATTCTTAGACCATCCAGAAAGAAAGGATACTCCATAAAGATCTTACCTGCATATGGTCGTATGGGTATATAAGTTGTGGCACATCTTGAGTTATGCTCAAAAGGATTTGGATCATATTGTTCGTCTCTTACATCGAGCGTATTATGAATAGATTCTAAAATTGTGTTAGTCGTTATGTCACCCCATTTCATAATCTCTCTTATTTCTTTTCTTTTATCTTCATTATGTTGTGAATATTTTTCATTTACATCGTAGGAACCTGTATAAATCCCGTAAATACTTTTGCCCAAATCACTACCCCCAGATACATAATTAAAATTATAGGGTTCCAGATCCAGAATTTTTTTATATATTAATTTTTTTACTATTTGATGTAGAGGGCTTTCTTCTATGTTGTACACCTCAAACTGAATTTGTGCTATAGGTAATGGTTTCATTAGTGTAATTTCCTATGGGGGTTGAAGGGCATTTCATTCTTTATAACAAAAACAAGTTCCTTCGCTTCTGATAAAGTCTTACCTTTTATACATTTTAAAATCTTTTTGCGATCACGTTCGTGCAGCTCATCTTCCATATCATTTAACATTTGTTGAAACTCTAAAGTGTTTTCTATATCATCATTCATTACATTATCTCCGTCTTGTGTTTTGTTTTAGTATGATGGATGGGTACTTCTTCAAAAGATTTTATATGTATTTTGACCACGTTTTTGGTCGATGAATTATGTTTACCTTTTTCTTTTGTAGGAAATCTTTTTTGTTCTAAAAATTCTATCTCACACTCTCGGTATGTGTGTTCCATAATACGTCCTGTTTTTTCTTCTTTATACTTCCAGTCTTTAGCTTTTAATCTGTCAAAAAATTTCTCTAATTTAAAAAATGCATACTCTCCTTCAATAAGGACTGATCCACTCTTAAATGCTGCATCATTAGTAGCTCTGGGTCCATTAATTTTTGCATGGAGGACGTCGTGTAGTTTTTCTTTAGGGGATGTACCAATAGGAGGTTGAACCGGCTGTTCAGTTTCATACAAAGCATCCATAATTATTTGTTCTTGTGCAATACTTATACGTGGTGGGAGAAATCCTGCAGCTTTTGAGATTGAGTTTCGTCTTCTTATTTGATCATTTAAATGTTCTACAGATCTACAGTGTACTGTTACTTTACTAATGCCGTCAGGTTTAATCACATCAAATTCATATTCAGGTTCTTCAAATATTTCTATTTTTCTTAAATTAGTTAAAACAGGATAGGATCCTTTTGATCCGGAAAGAACTCCAAATTTTTTCTTAACGCAAATACCTTTTTTACATGCACTCCATAGAGGGTCGTCATTACAGGTATAACCTTTTTCAGATTTTGCCCAAGAATTTACTTTAGATTTTAGTTTTTGATCGGTCCATGCATTCGCATGTTGTTCTTCAAAAAATCTAACTGGAGCATTTTTTACTTTCGTTTCCCAATCATCGGGATATTTCATCTTAACTAATACATGATAGTTGTACATAAATCGGTCTTTACCATCAAAACCTTCTTGCTTGCATCTTTTAGAAATGTCCGCTAGACATGGTGGACCATCAATAAAATCTTTGTTAACTCCCTCGTATAT